TCTAATAGGAGATCTAATAGGAGATTTAGACTTACAGCTTTTAATCAAACTGACCAATTCAGATTTTTTCATTCTTGAATAACCCTTGCAATTCATTGTTTTTGCCTTTTGTCTTAGTTTAATTACGGTCATGCTACTTAGACTCAAAGACTTTCTCATAGGAGAATCAATCTCTTTTCTAATAAACTTACATCTAGGAAACATCTTCTTCACCTGACTATATGATATAGCTAAAGCCTGAGGAACAGACCAATTCTGATCTCCTCTTTCTCTCATATTCATCCTTATCTTTTTCTGTAAAAAGTATCTACAATCAACATTCTTTTTTTTACATTTTTCAGCTATAAGGTCAAGCTGTTTTTGTGATTTTAATTTAACTGTTTTACTTTTACCGCATTCCATAAAAATCAAGTCTCTTTTAAGTTTGTCTAAGCTCATTTATTATTATACATAGTTTTTAAAAGTAAAAACAATCTTTCTTTCTCAGTCAAACTACTTGTTGTTGAAAACAAATGAGACCTCAATCTAACATTATCGTATTTCAACTGGTTGTTTTCATTCTCTAACATTTCCGTATATATCAATAGAGAATTCAGTTTCGATTGAGATAATTCATATTCAACTTTATAATCAAATTTCTCTCTATTTTCTTCTAAGTCCATTTATTATTACGACTTAAATTTAAACAGATTATAATCTATTTATAAGACATGGATAATTTTCAACTAATTATTGATTATAGAGAAAATAAGCTTATCGAGCAGTTTAATAATCGTCAAATTCAACACAAAACAGAAAATCTCGATATTGGTGATATAATGATTACATCAGGTGAGACGGCATTGCCTATATTGATTATAGAGAGGAAAACGATAGCCGACTTAAGGTCATCGATATGTGACGGAAGATTACGAGAACAGAGATATAGACTTCTACAAGCATCGGGTTTACCACCATCCAGAATAATGTATATTATCGAAGGTTCATTCGAACCTCCATCTACTACAAATAAAAGACTTTTAAAAACAACTCATAAACAAGTTGATAATTCTACATTATTGAGCAGTATCATCAATATGCAATTTAGAGATAATATCAAAGTTCAAAGGACAAATTCAATTGAAGAAACATCGGATTTCGTCATCAAACTTTTTTCTAAAATTGGAGATAAAGATATATTTCAAACGGAACATTCAGAAATGAAAAGTGAACCACAAAGTTATACTTCAACGATTCATAAGAAAAAAAAGGAGAACATGAACCCCGAAACATGGTTCGTCTGTCAATTATCAATGATACCTCAAATATCAGATACAATCGCAACTGTAATTACCAAAACATATCCAACACTACTATCTCTCATCTTAAAATACCAGAGTATAGCAGAAGACGAAAGACCTGATTTATTATCGAATCTAACATATGATTTATCAACAGGAAAGAAGAGGAAAATCGGTAAGGTTGTATCTAATAGAGTTTACGAATTCTTGTATCGACAAGGCTAAAATAGAGTTAGTAAATAATGAACAATAACAAAGAGAATACCACCCCATAATGAGTCTGCAATTGCAAACCTCAAATCATAGTTTTCCAATAGAGAATAATTAGTGAAATCATATACAGCATATATTGATAAACCATATAGGAATGCTTTTTGATAACTGGTTGCCTCTAGAACCATATAAGCTAAAGCGATATACACGATAAAAGCACTACCGAAACGGAAGTTTACCGACTGACCTTGTATTTTCTCTGTCATTTTAACAGCATATTGACCGCCAGTTGATAGCCATAAGATATCGACTAAAAACAGAATAAAGGCTGTTTTCAAAAGTAAAAGTATAGGAATCATTTATATTATCTGTAGTAAATTTAAATTTACAGAAATTTATTATCATACTAATTTAAATTGCAAACCAATTTAAATTATTCGAGATTACCTTGTAGCGAACATTCTTTCTAATCGTTTCTTAATCAATTTAACTTTAACCGCACAAATACCAACTATTGCAGGGTCAGTTTTAGATAAACATGGACCTATATAGGTAAAAAAATCAATTACATCAAATGCACTGTTTAAATATAGATAAGAACCAACTCTGACTCTTGTTTTATCAAGAGGTTCTCTATAATTAGATGCTACTGCTTCCTGGTTTGTTTTTATGGTTTTAATGATTTTACAATATGAGTTTTTAACTAGTTTCATTCTGTTTCTATTGAAAGAGTTATTTTTAAGACCAAAAGTAAAGTCAGGATCAGCTCGTTTTTCGTTTACTTTTACACCTGTAGTTTTATAATTTGTTGCTAATTCCTCTTTGATTTCCCTCTCTATTGCAACTTCTAAATTATCTCCATCTTTTTCCTCTGATTTTCCTGTTACCATAAACTGTATATCTCCTGATGAATAAAGAAAACCAATAATAAAAGCCTCTTCTGGAATCTCCTGAAAAACATCACAACGGAAATGATAAGTAGATAAAGATATTGAATTGTGTTTGAGTTTAAAATAATATTGTTTATGACTACCCTCTTGATTATATGTAAACTGCCCATATGTGTTTCTAAATAAACCTAATAATTCGGTTTCTGGATTCCAAGTATCTGGATTAAACGAGACTGACGACATTTATATTTAACACATAATTTTAAATTGAATTTATAATTTAAATTTAAAAGTAAATCAGGAATATTAAAAATGTCAAATCATCAATTAACTCAAGTATCAAACTATGATGTCAACCGTATTATCTTCTCAGAGCCTATTCGGGGAGCAGTTCCCGACACACCAATTGAATACAAACGAATCAACATTTCAACTAGGAATGAAGATGGATCTACAGGAGATTTAATTCTCCCTACATCTCGTTTGTTCTCGTTTGGAGTGAGTGAGAATAAGGATGCTCAAACTCAAAAGGTGAATGGATGGACACTTCCACTTTGCCTTTGGAATCGAGATGGTGCAACTCAAGAACAAAAAGACTGGACAACAACATTCGATGCTATTGTTGACCATTGTATCGACAATCTTGTTGAGAATCCGCACGGCATTGAGCAGTTGTTCGAACTGTCTTATAATGACTTCAAAAAGACCAAAGGAGGACTCAATCCGTTGTATTGGCAAAGAGAGCCTGCAATGGAAAATGGTAAGCGAGTGTTGAGAGTTGTTCCCGGAACAGGACCTACCCTCTATCCCAAGCTTATTTACTCCAAGAAAAATGAAAAATTCGTATCTCAGTTCTTTGACCAGAGTGATAGAGAGATTAATCCTCTTGACCTCATCGGTAAATACTGTTATGTTAATGCCGCGATTAAGATTGAATCCATCTTCATCGGAGCAAGAATTTGTTTACAAGTTAAAGTATATGAGGCTGTAGTTGAAGTTGCCCAAACTGGAATGAAACGATTACTTGCTCGTCCAGTTGTCATGAAATCTAAGTTGCTAGGAGAAGGAGCGGCAACTCATATTCCAGCTCAAAATCAGTCTTTTATGTCAACTCAAAATGATGATACTGGAAGCATTAATGGAGATAGTGACGACGATTCTAAACCTCAAGCACCACCACCTACTCCAGTCACCGTAAACGAAGGACCAGTCGTTCGTAAAGTAAAGAAAGTCATCAGAAAAAACTAAACATTAAATTCGAAAATATTATAATTAATTATAATATCTTCTTTCTAGTCTAAAATCAAACGAATGTCACTCCTAAACGAGTTTATACAAACCTATTCATTTCAATCTTAATTACATATTGTAATTAAAATTTTACTTTTTGTGTGGATTTCCAGTTCGGAGTTTCCCGTCTCTGTCATAATACCATATATGTCCATTAGAACAAGACTTGTCGTTATATATACAATAACAAAGTTGTTTTGGAATTTCTTTACATACAGGACACTTCTCCTCTTCAAAATTATACTGACCGTATATAGGTTCAGCTATAGTATTACCAAATTTCTCATTCTTTTTAGCCTTAAGACCAGGTGTAAATGTCTTATAAATACTCCTCTTGTTAGAATAATTCAACTGAGAAGGAGGTTCGTAACCTTCAATATTGACTGTAGGTCGCCCATACAGAATATCCGTATTCTTATTGTCCATTTATTGTATTAACAATATCACTTAAAATTGAAATTTAGGATTTAGAAAACAAAAAATCAGAAACATCATATGGAAATTAATCAAGATCAAATCGATTCTATGACTATACTAAGACAGAAAGGGAAAACTGCTATCAATATCGTTATTAAGAAGGAAAACAACATCAACATCATAGAAAAATGGGCATTCATCGTAACTGAACGAGAGAATAAAAATAAAGATTCATTCGAAGCTGAATATATTAGAAATGTATTTCATATTGTTCATGACCTCAAAATAGGAAAAGACAAAAATGAAGTTTTGAACAGTATCAAAAATAAAAAAATAGGTTGGAATCATAGTTGTTTTGAAGAAATTAAAAATGCACTTCATGAGCAAGATGAATTTGTCATGAATCCGTTCGAGATAACAGAAGGTGCTTTACAGTGCAATAAATGTGGGAGCAAAAGAGTGTTCTCCTATTCAAAACAAACTCGTAGTTGCGATGAGCCAGTTTCCACTTTTTCCCAATGTTTCGTTTGCAAAAAGAAATGGGTTTATTCAGGTTAAATTCAATTAAATAATTTTAATTCAATTAAATGGGAAGGGTATGATAACAGTTACTCATTATCGTCCGTGTGAACTTAAAACTAAATATCAGTTTCATTTTAAATCGAACAAACAGTATCAGTTTGATAACAATATAAATGATGATTATTATCCCATATCAACATCACTAGAACTAAATTCTTCAGGAGGACTAGGACTTTCAAGCATCAATTCTTTAGAAATTATAGAGTTTATAATGTCACTTTTAAGTCCTGGACATTTTATATTAAGATCTTTACAATAGGCCCGAAGTTTTTTAACAGTATATTCATCATTTAACTTTTGATATCGCGAAGGTTCACCTGGTGTAGGTGCCTTGGATTCTTCAGGAGGACTAAGACTAGGACTAGGACTACCACTACTTTCGCATAATTTATAAAAAGCGATAAATTCCTGTTGGTATTTAAGTATAAAATCTATAAGGGCATCTCTATTAAGAGATGAACATTTTTGTATATATTTTTCCTTACAATATTCTTTGAGTTTTTCAACAGTATACTTTCCTAACTGATCAGCACCCTTGAAATTGCTAATATATTCTTGTAATATTATCTCTGTTTTTGTAGGATCTAAAAGACATGTATTTTTTCGGTAATTTTGTATAAATCTCCTAATCTCTTCCTCTTCAGAATTTAAAGCCTCAATTTGTTTCTTAATTTGTTCTCTAGCCGAACTATACTCACCTGCATTATGTTCATAATCTAGTTTAAAATTTGCAAAAACTTTGTAATGGTCTTCAGTTGCAATAGTAGCTGGGAGTTGTTTCCGTATACTTTTACACTCTATATCACAAGAGGTAACAAACCAATCTAATATCGATCCAGAACCTTCTTTAGTTTTTCCTATAGTTCTTGTTTTTGTTCTATGAAACTTTACTCCTGGTAAACCTGTAAAAAAATCATAGTGATTAAACTCTTTCTTCTCATTTTCCTTATTAAAATCTATATTCATATCCCCTCCAAAAATAAAACTTTTATTAAGAAAGAGAAGACGGTCTAAATAATTTATAAAAATTTGTTTTGTTCGATTATGTGTCATATGTGTATTTGCTATATTTATCTCTTTTCCACCTACAACAACAGGAACAATTAGTACTCCTCTTATAACATGAGTAGGATTAACTTGAATATCACTACCACTATAACATCCGATACCGTATCCAAATCCTTCTGTACATGTATAATCTGTATCTTGACACATTTTTCTATATGTACAATATCGATGAACATCTGTATCACTAATTACAATGTCACTATCGGTATAAGTAGTTGGTACAGGTACATCAATTGTAGTTGGTACATCAATAATCTTTCTTTTTTTAGACTTAACCACAGGCTCAAACACAGGCTCAACCACAACCGCCTCTTTTCCTTCTATTTTTGTACTTATCTTGATAAGTGTCACGAGACTTTTATATAGTGTCTCATGTTTCTTAGACACTCTAGCATAGTATCCATAATAAACTAAAGTTAATATATTATTTTCATAGCCTCTTTCTTTTGTTTTTAAACAGATTACCAGTTCAAACGGTATTATAATATCACCGGGAGTATGATCAGCTGTTCTTATAATTATTCTCATATTTTCGATATCTTTATCATCATTGGTAATATAATCTGAAATTTCCTGAAGTAATATTATATCTGGATAATTATTATGTTTTATATAATCATAGTATAAATTAGATCCTGGTTTGAAGAATATTCTTCTAAGAACTTCTAATAGTTTTTCAGGTTTATTATATGTCAAAACAGTTAAATGGTTAATATCTTTATATTTAAGATCATCTATCTCCTGTTCATCAACTTCAGGAACATGAGACCGACTTGTTTTTCGCCTTATAACTCTACCTGAAACTGAACCTGAACCTGAACCTGAACCTGAATCTGAATCTGAATCTGAATCTGAATCTGAATATCTTTGTTTCTGTGAAAATCCTACTGTATCTGCTTTTGTTTCTTCCATTTATTATAACTAATATTTAATTAATTAAATATTAGAATATCTCATTAGTTCGTATCATTTACAGTATGCAATCAGTCATCAGGACTGAACATACAAATGGTTTAGATATAGTTGTTTCCAACGATTTTCAGGATCCAAATAAACCATAAATTTGCGGTAGTCAATCTCGAGAAAATGGTTGGAAACATCTGCATGTGGAGTTGATAAACAACAATATAGAGTAATCCTGATGCAATGTTTACATTTGAAAATCTATAAGATCAGTCTTTCTTTCTTCTTGAAATAATAATAATTATACTTGATGATAATCGAAAAAAATGAATTGCCCAAAGCTTTGTAAAAGTAAATTAGGTATTATGGCTAATATGAATCAAAGTATGACTATGACTATGAGTAATGACTATTGTGGATTTTTAAATTTTCCTGATGGGTTAAAGTTCAAGTATAACGAAGAAGGAGATATCTGCATTGCAACAGACTGTTCGACTTGGGCTAAAAAGTTAGTAGATAATATGCCTTTGTCAGAATATCTCGAGTCTGAAGGCTTGGTTCCTCCTGAAGTTTTACATTTTCCCGAGTTTGGAACTCGAGAGAGGAGAAAGAAGAGAAAAGAAACAATTGGAAACTATATTGAAAATTGTGAATATTGTAGCGAACATATGGATATGACTTTTAAGTTGTGTGGAAACCTGATATGTTCTCAGTGTAACTATACACTAAAGAACTATAAATGCAAACTGTGTAATAAAATGAATATGTTTGCAGATACTGATAACTATTCTATTGAACAAACCTTTTTCAACATCATGAAAGATTCCTGTAAGTGTTATGATCACTTACCGTATTATTTTTATCAGGAAGACTATAAGGAAGAAGACTACGGTGAAGGATGTCGTGTCTGTAGAGGATATACTGCTGGAGAAGGTGATATTTGCTATTATTGCAGAGTTGGTTTATAAGTTGTATGTATATTTAATATGGGTGACTAGTTGTGAATTTATTTACCGTATGGGGTAGATTAAATAGTTATAATACTAAGGGTATTACAACTTTACTTGGTAACAAGAGTTACGATATCGGTTAAATCACCCTCGACATAACCCCATTTTGTATACCATTCATTTCCAAACAACTCTAACATAAGTCGTTTTTCATCATCATCCATCATAGATGGATGTAAGCCTGATTTTAATTGTTCTTGGATATAAGCGGCAGCTTCAGCCATTGGAGCAGCTGTATTATCTAATATTTTACTATTTTCAAAATCAACGGTCCCGTACATTGCTTCTCCAATTTGTTTGTATCTTTCTAAATCTTCTGGTGATAGAGCTTTCATCGCTGCTTCAATCATTGGATTATTAAACAGACTTCCACTTGTAAATGGTCGTTCACTTTCCATCTTTGTTTCCATCTTTGTTTCCTGTTTACTTTCCCCCTTGTTTTCCTGTATGGTTTCCATCTTTTTCCTTTTAATCTTCTTATTATTAACAACCATTTGTTAGTTTATTTTTTAACTTTAAATTATATCTGAACTTCTTTTCGTGCAAGATATAAATCTTATTCAGTTTAAATTGAAATTAAAGTGATTTTGCATTCATAAATAAATGACGAGTCAATTGAATATCAATATCAATATCAATAATGATAATTATATTATCGATATCATTAATCATCTTACTGTTAGAGATTCCGAAAGAGAAGAATTCGAAAGATTTCAGTTTATGTCTGAGAGCAAAATATATCCTTTAGTATGTTCATGCTCGGAAGAAGATGAAACGGAGATTGTTAGAGAAGACCGTAGTTCAGTATCTTATTGTCCGATTTGTGAATATGATAATTGAACAATCATGATGTATTATTATTCTTATGGAAAAATCTAGTTTAAATTCAACTGTATTGCAGTTGAATTTTAAATATAATTGTGTTCTTTTCTGAATTTCAGTTCTCTATGTTGTTTTTATTACAATTACATATCATTTTGAACAACCGTCACAAATATAATTTGAGCATATATTATTTATACCAATAATAAATGCCTGTCCGTATTTTAAACATGAACAATCCCGAAGGAGGTGAAACCTCAATTCCAACATTTATCATGGACACCAACGATTCTATTATCAAACGAATTGCAGGTTCACTTCGAACCACTAAAAAGTATCTTTACTTCCCTAATAATATACCGGAAGAGTTTGATGATGATACTGTAATTCCAGTTGAAAATCTGTTAGAAACAATTCTAACTGCAGAATCATTTACTTCTCTCTATGAAAACATTAAAGAGAAGATTCACCAACAAGACCTCTCCATTAAAACCGATATCATCGATCCATTTATCGCCTTTAATCAAAGCTTTGAAAAAATGCCTCCTGAATTTATAGGAAGTCTTCTTTTACCCATTCAATTTGAGATTGAAAAACTCGATATCGTTAGTAAACGAGACCTTGAACTCATTGACATATGGAAATCAAGAAAGATGATTATTAATCGAATTAGAACTTCAATTAGAGCAACGGAGAAGAGTGTAATAGAAGAGGAGAAAATAAACAGAGAATTTAATGATGTTCCGTCTGAAAGAAATTATACTGAATTTGAGCTGGAAAAGATTGAATTTGAAGTTTTATTGGATTCTCCGAAAATTACAATCATGGAGCTGTTTAACGATATCGTGTTGAATGACGAAGTTCCATTTGCAACCATCAATTATATTTACAAAGTAATGAGTGAGTTTATACCGGATTTAACTTGGTTTACAAGTTTAGATGATGTTATTCTTCTTAAATTCAAAGATAATAGAGAATACTCAAATTGTTTTATTTCAATTACAAATCAAGCCGATATTAGAAAAACACAAATTAAGTTATCTTTAACAGCAACCGTATCGAAACAAAGGGAAGATATAAGAAATATTACAGTTCAAAATATTTTAAATGTTTTTACTTCTAAACAAAATCTAACTGTAATTAGCTTTAGAGATACGAAAATCAAAGGATTATTCTATTATCCGAAAAAGATGATGAATAAGTTTGTTATGTCCGATTTAATAATGAACAACAATACATTTTCGCGGTTCCTTGTCGTTGACGAGAGTGTTAAGGCTTCAAAGAGAACTGAAAGTCTATATATTCATTTCAATAGTAATAAAACAGGAGAAGTAACCGCAAATATATCAGAAAAATACTCTTTCAAAGGAGACACTAATTTGAAGGGTAAAGATATCGTGAACATGTTCCCTTATAAATCTTACTATCTACGAATTAAAATAACTTCAATTAACAATGTTGAATCAGTCTTACTTTTTCAGAATCTATTAACCAAGATACTGAGGATATACGAAGATAACTACGATTCAGTTTATGATTTTTACAGAAAATATATACCTTCATTCGGTATCAAGGAGGAACCGAATATCGTGATTAAACCACCCAAGCTAAAAGACCTTGCTCCTGAAGTATTCATTAATGGTTACCCTCCTACATGCCCTCATCAACCTACTATTATTGATGATAGTGAGATTAAAGAGGCTGAAAGTGAAGGCAAACAAGTTATGAGGTATCCTAAGGAAACTGATGTAAGCGAGAATTTCCCAAGCAGAAACTATGTATGTAATCACGAGACTGCAATTTATCCAGGGCTTCGAAGCAATCCACTTTCAAATGGTGATATTGTTCCATATTTACCATGTTGTTATGAGAAAAATCATAGCGAAATTCAAGGTTCCGAATATCGTCAATATTACTTTGGAGACCAACCTAAAATGAAGTTCAAATTCCAACAGGAACTAATTATCACGAATAAGTTTGTTGGTCGTGATACATTTGGAACCTTACCTGAGTCTCTCGATAGAATATTCAATGTTATCAATAACGATAAGAAGTATATGTATGTTCGAATGGGTGTTACTGATTCAAAGAGCAGTTTCCTTGAATGTATATTACAAGGGTTATATGAACAGACTAATATTCTAAAACATAAATCAGATAAAAGCAGACTTAATTTCTTACGACAATACAGGGAAAAGCTTACCAATAATCGATTTCTAACGATTTGCCGTCAGGAGATGTACGACTTTAACATGGACCAAATTAAAGAAAAATTAATAGATCAAGATCAGTATTTTGACCCGAGATTCTTTGTTTCTATGTTGGAAAAGATATACAAATGCAATATCTATGTTTTTAATAGACAAGGCTTACTTCTCCCTCGTTTTGAAAAGAAATATTTCAATACGAAAACAGTTTCAAATACAAACTTATTTATTTACCAACATCGTGGAAGCAAGAATGAGAGAGCAACATATGATAGATGTGAACTGATTGTTAGATGGAATACAACCGGAGAAGATGTTGATTATGTAGAGGGTAACGATACCAAACTTTCTGGTAAAATGAAAGAGATATTTAGTGATGTGGTTAGAACATATTCATTTAATACTGATATTGAAACTGCAAACTTTAATTATTTTAGCGATATGTATATTTCTCAAGGCATCGATGCTTACGGAAAAACAATTATGATTAAATTTCGATATCAAAATCAAGAGGGAACTTTATTGACTTCTCCGATGCAACCTCTACCTATATTAGAAATTAAAGATTGGATAATAAATAAAATTACATTGGATTTAGCTTTAAATTTCTTGAAAAATATAACAGATATTCAAGTAAGTGATATCGTTCAAAATACAGTGAATGATATAGTTGAAAATGTAAGTTGTAAGATTGGTGATATATCAGTAACTATTCCGGTTAAAAATTCTAGACCAGATAGAAGAGTAAATGTAAACGAGGTGATGAAAACTAATAATTTATACAACAAAACAACCTCTCTCAATAGCATATTCAACCGAAATAAGAAATTAGCAAGATACATTTCTGAGTATGTTTTATGGTTATTTTCAAATAGCATAAAAAATACAAATTTAGATAATCTGAGTTCATTAGCAATTGAATTTGCAAAAAACAATATTCAAATTGATAATTCATTTCAATATCCTGAATATATAGAAAAAACATTCTCTATTGATTCTCCTTTGATAAGGAATGGTAGTTTGGTGGTTAAGTCGGAGGAGATAAAGAAAAGATTGTTTTATCATTTGAAGTTGCAATTGAAACGGAACGAAATAAAGATAAGGAACTACCATCTAATCCCTTCTATCGAGAACTACTATATTGATATTACTGACTTTGACAAACATGAAGGTCAAATCATGATAGCAGGGAAAGATTCACTTCAAAATTGGATTGCAGAAAAAGTATCAAGAATGGATACTTTTACATATTCAATTAAGGTTGGAATTGATACTCCCTACTTTTTCAAAAACAACCTGATTTCCAACAAGATTTATATCGCTCAAAATGTAGATTCACTTGAGAAGGCAATTAAGGTTGCTTTAGTTTGGAATATGGGTAACGGAATTAACATTGGAAATAACTTCGAAGTAGAAGAAATAGATAAGGTTAACTACACTCTCTATTCATATCGTAATGAAGCAGAAATCAAAAAATACAATATCAATTCAGACTTGGAAAAAACCAATATTAAGATTATTGGTTATAAGTATGACGACTTTCCGTTTTATACAACTTTGCTTTCATATTAATTTATCTCCTTATAATAAATGAAGTTAATCCGTATATTACATATTATAGCTATATCGATAGCGATATTGGCTTTGGTTTTAGACATTCTTGGTGATAGAAATCAAGTTTTGAAATGAACAGAATTTAAATTGTAAAACAGTGTATGTTTTATAATTCAAGTATTTCTTATTCGCTACTTTTTAGTTGATGAACATGAAGAGGTGATGTTCTTCCAATACGATTCGCCCTTCCAATCAACTGAGTTTTTGTCGCTTCTGACATATCATGATACAAGATAATATCAGTTGTTTCCTGTAGATTAATACCGGAACCATTAAACTTAGAATTCAAAAAAAGAACCTGTAAGTCACCCGATTTATAATCATTAATTGTTCTCTGTATCTGCTGAACGGAACCCTTTAACAGCTTAAAATTGATATTGTTATCTGCTAGTGCTAAATGTATTTGGTCAAATGTTTGATCATAAGAAGAGAAAATAATGAACTTGCTATCAGGCTTCTCTTTTATAATTTTTACAATCATCTCTTGTTTCGTTAATTTATGATTTTCAGACTTACTTTCAATCGATTTGTTTTCATCCATATATATAAGCTGATTAACAACTATATTCTGTCTACATAAAGGACAGTTCTGTTTCGTTTGTAACCAAGTTAAAATACAACGACCACAAAATAGATTATTACAAGATGGTTCCATGATTGGATTTGATAACTTTTCAAAACATATATTACAATTACCAGAAATCATACTTTCAAAACGATTTTCAATTGTTAAAAGTTTATTGTTGATCAGTCTCTTTTTTGAATTCCATTCTTCTATTTTAGATGATTCGTTCCGTAAAATATAAATCCTAATTTTAGACTCAATGTTCTCTAATTCTTCCAATAGTTTTTGCTTCACTAATTCTAGTATGTTTTTAGTCTTCGTTCCACCAAGTGCCTCTATTGCTCCTTCGATATTATCAGCCTCAATCATGCTTTTAATATTATCATTTACTAATCCGACAAGAGCTCTATAAAGAGGTTGAAAACAGTCATAATCGTAGTAGTAGGTTGGAGTCATATTGAAAGATGATTTAACAAAGTCTAAATCATTCTTTATAATCATTCCAGCAAACTGATCTTCAATATGAGTACAATCGTCTCCAATAATTTTCTTCATAAAACTCTCCCTTCCATTACGATGTTGACTAATAATGTGACTTGGTGTAGCTGTAACCAACCAATAGAATCCAGCCTGAATATTCTTCATACCAATTACCTTATTATGTCCTGGCTCATCAAATATGAATCGTTTCCAAGCATAACGAGAATATGATTTTATCAAGTCATTGTAATTAGTTGGTGTTACCAAAACAACATCACAATTCTCAGCTTCAACAATATCAATATCTTTTTTGGTTGCAATGACACCGACTCGCAGATTCGTATATTCAAATTCTTTTTCCCATTGTTTTAAAATAGTAGGTGATACCAATATCAAATTAGATTGAAGTTTATCGTACCTTAAAAGTTTTCTAGTTCTAATTAGTCCTTCGGATTCTGTATTTATCTGCTCAACTACAAAGGGATAATCGATGTTCCACTCCATTTTATCACGAACCATCAACCCAATCATACTCAGGGTTTTACCATATCCGGTATGATCAGCATTAATACCCAGTCTTGTCTCTTTTATACAATCTTTTTGTTCAACTTGTTTTACAGATTCAAGATGCTCCATAGAATATATACTTGCTAACTGATGTTTAAACAGACTAATTTTTAAGTTTTTAGGATTGCTTACAATTGGAATTTCTCTCAATTCTAGTTTACTTTCCATGTTTGTCTTTATTACTATTTAAAATTTATAAATAGTATTTCGAAAATTATAATATCATAGATATTATAAATGGAAGATTATGATAGTCCAAAAAGACGAGGAAGACCAAGAAAACATCCTCTTCGTTCTCCTTCAAAATGCAAACCTCTAATGAGAAATGCTTGTAAAACTATGGTTGGTTGTTCGTGGATTAAGAAACATGCTGGTAAAAACAATTCAATTGTTTCACCGTTTTGCCGTAAGGTTAGAGGTCCTAAGAAAACTCCTAGTCGATCTCCTTCTAGGGGAAGTGGTTATTCGTCAAGATCTGAATCTGTCAGTGCACAGAAAAAACACCTTTCTCAGTTTACTGTTGTTCAACTAAAAATTATGGCGAGAGAGGTTGCGAAACAGGAAGGACTGAAAGGTTACCACAATCTTCCAAAGAAAAAGTTAATTGACTTAATCATTTATGGAAGAGTTTAATTTCTAATTGTGTCCCGTATTTAAAGTTATAATACAAACTGTATTATGCCTCAATTATATTAATCTAATCAAAAATAATTTCATCTATAATAAATGTTAACTACGAAACAAATTATATTTGTAGGTTTATTGATATTATGTAATATTGTAAATAATAAATATCCTAATAAATGAGTACTCCTAATCCTCTTGCCACTGCACTTGCTCCTGTAGTTTTGACTATATGGACTTATATAATTATGCTTGTAGTTACAGGTATACTTTTCATCTTGTTCGTGATTATGTTTGTAATATCATTAATTCGATACAATAAATCAGTAGATAAATTTTCAATTGGAAACAGTTTGATTTATTCGATTACTTTATTATTATTCGCTATAATATCATATAACCTTTATATGTTGAAAAAAATTAAATTAAACTGAAATACAAATTGCTTTTTATTTAATTGAAAACGATGATGATAAGTAATAGGTTGATTATGAACCTGAAAATATGTTCTATTGAATTTAAAACCATCTGGTTTTAAATTCTCAAATTAGTATCCATTCTTAAATAATTCATTAATCTTATTAACACCTTGATTATGCAAACCAAGATGATCAGGATGAATAGTGCTATCTAGCCCTTCAGTATTAAACAGTATAGATGTATACATATATTTATTATAAGTATTCCATAGATAATTATCTGCTATACAAAGAGACTTTGTATTTCCAGTGCTAAAATCAATTACATTGATATCAGACCATTCTCTATTATATTCTTCCCCTAATGTATTTCTTAAAACTCGTTCCATACCTTTTTTATTAATGATATAGGACCCAGTTGAAAAAACAATATCCTTAACCCATTTCTCTTTTAACCCATAAATATCAAAGTTTCCATCAGACATATATAACTGTAACATCTCTGCATCTTCTGGGGAACTTTTTATAATTTCCATCCAGTTAGGATATCGTAGGAAATACATATCGTCTTCCATGATAAGAGCATATTCGTTACCGTCAAGATAAGCCTGATGTATAGCCTTAATGTGAGATAATAAACAACAAAACTCGATATCTTGAACTCTGTTTGATTTAACCAACCATTTCATCTGTTTTTTACACTGAACTGGTCTTATGAATTTATACTTTTTAAAGTCATCAATTCCAATTGCTTCCACTCTATTTACATCCAAATCACAATTAGCATTTTCCAAGTTAGAAAGGAACCTGTGTTTTCTCTCGATATCTTTTTCTAAATTAATATAGTATAGTCTAAACACTTTTCTAAGCAATGGGTCAGTAACCGGGTCCATGTATTTTTCACCAATAGTATTTTTGTCAGAAAACTTAAACTTAATATTTTTGGTTTTTAAACCGAAATACAGTATAAATAATAACGAAAGTAATATAATCAGTATTAAAAAACACAAATCAATTCTCATTTATTATAGAATTAAATTATTGTAATTAATAAATGGTACATTGTAAATCCACATCTGATTGTGATAAAAATCAATGGTGCAACAAAGAATGTCAGCCTCCACCTAAAAATTGGACAGACGACTTTTACAAAGACTCTATTCATTCTCTAACCGGGGTTCCTCTCTCTCAGTTCGATTTTAAACAGAAACAAGAAAATTTAAGGATATTAACAAACGAGGAAGCAACATGTATTGTTGACTCCATATCAAAAATCTATAATCCACCAGAAATATACAAAAACTCGCAAGATATAATCGACAATATATTTGTAGATTGCTTACATACTGAAAAAGAAAAATTTGAATATGAACCTCAAAAACAAACTGATAATTCTATTTACTATATAATAATCATTAGTATACTCATATCTGTATGTATCGCCATATTAATTGTAAATACCAATTCTTTACTGAAACGAAATAATATATTGTAATAATAAATGACTCTTATGGAATGGACTAAAAATAACTGGTTAAAAATTGCAATCGGTATTGTTCTTCTTATTATTATACTCCAAATAATTGATTCTTTGAATACCATGTTAAATTGCTCAAGTCCAATATGCAAAGCACTTACTAATGTTGTAGGTTTACCTGCAAAAATAATTAATACTGTATTATCAGGGTGTTCAACACAATCAGATTGTACACAATTTAAAGATTCCGATTCATGTGGAAACGGTAATGGTTGTTCTTGGAGTTCACAAGCGACAGCAGGAACTTGTGTTTGTACAACTGGGTTGCAACCGGGTGAAGGTGGTTTATTTTCAACAAAATGTCTACTAGGTATGGGTTTAATATCATTTCTAGCTGCATTAGCACTTGGTTTTATTGCAAAGATTGCATTAAGATTTATACCACCAAAAAATGAAAACATTAAAGCAACGGTTGAAAAAACAGGTAAAACGACTGAAGAGGTTACGAAAGAAGTATCTGAAGAAGCACGAGAAGAATCAACTGCTGGTGAGACAAAGCTTACTGACAAGTCTCCAGGTGTAGTAGAAGTTATGGCATCTAAAATTGCCAATCTAACAATTTTAAAGAAGCTAGTAAATGCAATCACAGGAACACGAGGAACACCGGACGAACTCGCAAAAGCACAGGTAGATGCATCTAACATTGCAGCCCAAACAAATACCCAAATTGAAAAGGAAGCTGAAGCTAGTGGTACAACAAAAGATCAACTTAATGAAGCAGATAAAGTTGCTAACGATGCAATACCGGTAGATCATACCCTTGTAAGAATTCAAGCATTCCAGTCGCTAAATCAAGTTCCGTCTAAAAATACTCATGCATTCCTAATGAAGCATGTAGATCATCACATGAGAAAAGGAGAGAATATTCCACAACATTCTCTCGCCTTTTTAAAATCAGTAGAACCGAAATAAGTAAATAATTTATATAAATTCAAACTCGTTTACAGTTTGAAGTTATTATAGATTACATCAAAACAATAATTTTAAAACGATTAAATTTCCCATTTACTTTTAAACTGGAAATCTACTTTTTTATTCTTTGAATCTAAATATTCGCATATGTTGGTATGCGAAAAACATTCAAAAGTTTAAATCAAACAAATAACTATTTCAACCGAATACATTTAAGAATGAAAAGTAAAATTGCTTTTCAGTGCAAAATAATCTATCAACGATAATCTTGATAAATTAGATTCGGTAAGGTATTCCTTATATTCGGTATGAAATCAGCCTGAATCGGATGAAATATCACAGCCATTATTTCTCCCCATGTAATAGGATATTTAGATACGGTTCCATCTTCTAATATTTTTCCAGTATGGTCTATTGTACTTTTGGATGGATATTTTATGAGTAGGTTTAGCTTGCTATCCATCTTAGATTTTATTTCATTATATAACTTATACGATAAAGGAGTTTTTGATCTACAAATAAAACTACAAACTGAAACCAAGTTAGGCCACAAATTTTGTACACGAGTACCACATTCAGCAGGTATACCTTCAGGACCTATTTCTGGACTACCATTCAGGTAAATATCGGGATTTGATTGTATCTCATCAAAACCACTTGCCCATGAACCTTTGGATGCTTTAATATCACAGTACCCACCACCGTAAAAGTGAGTAAAATAAGACCGTAAATAATCTGATTTACATGTTTCGCTCAAATACTGGTAACCTTCATGTAACGGATGACCAGCCAATACAAAAGAATTCAGATTATTTACATCTATCATTAAAACAGGAACTCCAACTGAATTCTTTAACTGTTCAACATTTATTTTTCTTTTTTCTGTAATAGGGTTGTTTCCAGTCCAAAATATAAAAACTATTCTCGGAACATCAACAGCACTCGAAGTTTGTATATTATTTACAGTATTGATATATTTGTCTGTAAATTCTAAATTGTTAAAAGCAATTAGTTTGTAAAAGGTAAATAATTGCTTTTCATTTGAAACGAACCTTACCCGTAATCCATCATTTGGAATATCTATTTTTTCCTTTCTATAAATAATAACCTCATATGGTAATTTCTCTTGATTTTTAATTACATTTAAGATTGGAATTATATTATTATCTTCAGTATCAATTATAACTGACATTGGTATTGTTGGCTTCTTAGTATCAGAATAAGATTCTCTTATAAAATACATACTAATTCCAAGTATAAAAAGTATGACTAAAACGATAACAAGTATTTTCATTTATGATATAGAATATAATATTTAATTTCTCAATATAATAAATGGATACTAAATCAACAATAATTTTATTTATATGTGGTATGATTATCATATGGATTGTAACCGACTTGATAATGGCTCATCTCTCATACAAACCTCTCTTTGATTGGTGGAATGGTAATGGTGGTTCTGCATACTCAAATCTATTTAGCTTGTCTACATGTATGATGTCTTACTACAGCACTCCTCTTTATTACTTTAGTAAATTAACAATATCTCCTCAAGAGTTTTTAAGCTTAGATCAGATTGCTTTTTTGGTTGGAGATATATTTCCATACTTAAGGGCTACTGTAGGCGGTGTTCAAACAGGTATACTTCTCCCAAGACATCTTTGTGAAAGTGTATTGTTAAAAATAAGCGACGGTGATACTTTATTTAATAATTGGTATCAATCTACCGGTGTAAATAGAGACGAGAATTCATATTTAGTATATGGTTCACCGACATCATCAACATCACCTGCAGATTCAAACGGAAATACATACACATATTTGGAATTTGGTTCACCTCAAGCTGATAAGAGCACTGGTTTAATAGGTGTATATCCAGCTCCTGCTGATTCTAATTCATGGATGGGTCTTATATCAGAATGGGGAGGTCCAGCACTAAGGTGGCAAGCTGATAAAAGTAATAAATTCTATTCTCCAGAACCTTTAACCACTGTACAGGATGGAACAAATTTATGGTGGTTCAATTATAACAACACTGGAGCTCCTAGACCTGATAACTTTCTAGCACGAATGGGTATTCCACCTGATTCACCTCTTGTAGTTTACTTTTGTACTGGAAAGTATAGTGTTGACGGACTTCCAGTCGATGCATCTGCACTTTCGAACTTATTTCAACAAGCAGGTGCTAATGCAGGTGGATGGATTGGGTATATAAGGGGGAGAGGTCCAAATACTCCTATCGATGAATTAAGAAATTACATCTATACTAAAGTAGATTGGATGGCAGCCCCAAATAAACCTTGTAATCCATCTGGTTCTGCAGCTGATACTGCTTCATCAATTGCCTCAACTGCAATTCCTGGATTATTAATGTGTTTACCAATGATGTTCAATCCAGCAGGTGCACTTGCTATTGGAGCTCCAGCAATATTAGGATTATTAGGTGTTGGAGCTCAAACTGCTATAGCTGGTGTTAAGGCTGCTAATGCTTCAAAATGTTAATAACTATACATGTGTTTTGAATGAAACATATAATAATCATCCTGCAACCAATTTAAAAATTTACTTCCTTTCCATGATAAATCAATCTGAATTCTTATTGATACCACGGCATAGAATTGGAATTTTGTATCTATTTTATCAAACTCTTTTTGAATTGATATATCAAGTCATTTCCAGTCCTAAAGAGTTCAAAACAAGCTTTTACATATTTTGTAAAGAAGGTGGAATGGCTACAAAATGTTAATAGAATAAAATTATAAAACGAGACTGTTTTACAATTTAAATAAGTTAAGTTGGAATTGTTGTACAAGAAGTTGGAACTGAAAAAAGACTAACAGGAACCAGATAAAAGGATGTAGTAGCACCACCGAGAACCCTAGGTTCAAAATCATTTGATGTCAAATTATAAGCTGTGTTTGACATCAATGTACCACCATCAACTCCCGCATTACCATTCCAAAAATATGCCAGCTGAAGACCACCACTTTGATTACAATCATAAGCACTACCACCATTATCATCACAAAATCTCCCATCC